ACCGTAGAGACGAATTTCGAGATGGCGTTATTCGTATCCCTCTCGAGTCAAGGAACCCATAGGAGATAATTATGGCAATTAACCAAGCTATATGTAATAGTTTTAAAGTGGAGATCCTGAAAGGCCTGCACAATTTTACGGCAACGACGGGGAATACTTTTAAACTAGCGCTATACGACAACGAAGCAACACTAAGTAAATCAACAACTGCTTTCCAACAAACTGACGAAGTAGCAAACTCAGGAACTTATTCTGAAGGTGGTGGGACATTAACATCTGTAACACCTACTTTATCATCAGACACTGCTGTATGTGATTTTTCACCAGACCTATCATTTACAAGTGCAACTATTTCTGCACAAGCTGCTGTTATTTATAACAGCTCAACTGTATCTGGTTTGACTACAAACGCCGCAGTTTGTGTTCTAGATTTTGGAGCTGTTAAATCTTCAACTGCTGGTACGTTTACAATCACGTTTCCTGCCGCTGAATCAACTGCTGCAATCATAAGAATAGCATAAGGAGATAAAACATGGCCTCTATCCAAGGATGGGGCCGAGAAACTTGGAACAGTGGTGCCTGGTCCCAACAAGCACCTGTATCTGTTACAGGTATTGGCCTCACGTCATCTGTAGGTACTGAGACAGTAACCACTGACCAAAATATATCTGTATCAGGTAACCCACTTACCTCTACAGCTGGAACTACTGTTGCTACAGGTATAGCAAATGCTACCATTACAAATGGTGCATCTGCAACATCAGAAAGAGGCGATGTTTCATTATCAACAGATCAAAATATATCTGTATCAGGTAACCCACTTACATCCAGTGTAGGCGATGAATCAACGAGTGTAACAAGCACGACTGGATGGAATAGAGATACTGATGTCAACACAGGCAGTTCTATTGGTTGGAGTGAACAACAATGGGGGGCTGTAGGTGGTTCGTTTGCATTAACTGGTCAACCTATGACCATAAGCACAGGCGATGAGGCTGTTGCGACAGATCAAAATATATCTGTATCTGGAAACCCGTTAACATCTACAACAGGGACTTTTGCTGTTTCAGGTGATGGTCAAACCACTGTAGTAGTCGGTGCTGACACTGCTATGCAGTCAACCGTAGGAAATGCTGAAGCTGATCCTGAATTTGTAGTTTTCCCAACAGGAAATGCAATGACCTCCGCTGTCGGTACGGTAGGCACGTCAGTTTTTGTTACTGGTATTGGTATGACATCTACCATAGGAGATGCTGAGCAAGAAACTTTGTATGAGGCCCCTAGTGTAGAAGCCACAGCTAGTGAAGGTAATGTAAATATTCGTACAGATGTTGCCTTTACAATAACAGGTAATTCTGTTACAAGTGCAACTGGTACTTTACAAGGGACCTTTTGGTCACAAGTAGATGACTCAAACAGCGGAATAACCTGGACGGAAGTTCACAAAGCTGCATAAAAAAGTTTTGACAAACTTTAAAATAATCATTAAATTTTAAATTAGGAGATTAAATGGCATCAACATTTTCGACAGGTTTAAGAATAGAACTACAAACCACAGGAGAAAATTCTGGAACTTGGGGTACTATTACCAATAATAACTTTTCTCAAGTATTTGAGTTTGCTATTGCTGGTGTCTATGCAAAAACTCTTTCTGGAACGGGACCAACTACTTTAACAAATAATGATGGACCGCAATCTCAAGCTAACAATGAAGCAAGACAAAACCAAATAATTTTTTCTGGTACTATTTCTACTACTCACATTGTGCAGTTTCCAGCTACGCAAAAAACTTACGGACTTTACAATAATATTGCTGGAGGTGCTGATATCACTGCAAGATTAGGCGCTTCTGGAAACACATTAACAATTACAAATGGTAAATACAGATTAGTTTCAACTGATGGAACTGATTGGTACGATATTTTTACGCTCGCTGGTTTAGGTGAGGCATGGATTAAGAAAACATCAGATTATACTGCATCAGCAGGCGATAATATTTTTGTTGATACAAATGGAGGAGCGGTTGCTATAACTTTACCAAGCTCCGCAGCTATTGGTGATCAAATAAAATTTATAGATGCAGAGGGAACATTTGCAACTCACAATTTGACTGTAAATAGAAATGGTCATAAGATACAGGGGTCTGCATCAAATTTAACAGTATCAACCAGTGGTTCTGGCTTTGCGTTAGTGTACAATGACAGTGACAACGGTTGGAGATTAAAGTATAACGATTAATTATGGCTAACTTACAAGATATAACAAATAGAAGTGAAGTAGGAACAATCAAACCTTGGGGTAAAGCTACAGCTCCTGATGGTTATCTTTTATGTGATGGATCAGCTGTATCAAGATCTACCTACGCAGATTTATTTGCTGTAATTTCTACCACTTACGGAGCAGGTGATAGTTCAACTACTTTTAATGTGCCAGATCTTCAAGGTAAGTTTCCACAAGGGAAAAGTGGCACAACTAATTTAGCAACAACTGGTGGTGCTAACACAGTTACCGTAGCTGTTACAAACAACCAAGCTGCAACAAATGCTACGAACCAAACAGTCACTATCACTGGAAGTATTGCTAATACATCTTTAACCACTGCTCAATTGGCCTCTCATGATCATAACTTTCAATTAATGAATGTTGTCGGGGGTATAGGTGCATTAAGAGGAGATGGTCCAAACCCTTTTCAAACAGGTAATACTAACAGCTCTGGATCAGGAACTGGTCACAACCACACGCACACTTTATCTGGCACACTATCAGGTAACATTACAACAAGTTTAACTGGAGATGTAACAGCATCTGGTACAAATGCTTTTTCACCATTTGTAATCGTGCAATACATAATTAAACATTAGGAGAAATAAATGGCTACACAAATAGTAATTTCAAACGGAGATTATATTTCAATAGATGATTCTTTTCAAATTCAATGGGCTGATAAAGGTAAAAATTGGGTAGATGCATGGTGCCCTAATACTATACATTATGTTATTTGGAATAATTTACCTGGACAAAATGAAATACAAACAAAAGATCCAGCGACAGGTAATATGACAGGTAACACCGATTTAAACGCTACAAGTGATGCAGTAGGATCTACAACTATTGCTGACTTACTTACATGGGCAGAAACTAGAAAAGGCCAGATAACTGATGCAATAACAGCTTATGAGGCCGCAGTAGCTGATGATGTTGCTAAAGGAACAAACAATGCTGAGGGTAAAACTTGGATTGATTACGATTCAAACTATTCGTAAAATATACCTCTAATCTGTAAAGCTTTTCTTTTTTTGGGACCTGTTACAGCACAGACTTTGTGATAAACATTATTTTTTATAGTTACCATTGAATTTGTTACTGGGCTTGCACACAGAGGCAAACCTCTTCCTGTATCTATAAGTGTTTCACCGCCCCAATTTTTATTCCATTCTTTGTGAATATATAGAGAATGATTAAGAGTCCATTTACCATCATCATGCCAATTTATACCTGCATATTTATCGTACTCATAGTAGGATAAAATTAATTTTGATCTTTTTTTAAAAGGAAGCCAATCACATTTTATAATTATGTCTAATACTTGTTTAAAAATATCATTAACAAATTCATATTTTTCATTTTCATAAATAGCTAAATTATGAATTATTTTAACTTTTTCCATAGTTTTATTTTTATAGTCGTCTTTAAATAATGTTTCTTGCCAATCTTTGTGGCTAATATTTTTTAAAGTATTTTTTATGGTGTCATAATCATATTCAGAAATTTTTTTAAAAAGACTTTCTGGTAAAACTTCATTAATTATTAAAGCTAAGTCGTCTATATTTGCATATAAGATCATTTGTAACTTTTCTTTTTCCAAAACATATTTTTATATCTATCTATCCACTCGCTGTTTAAAAGGGATAAAACTTTTCCATGTGCTTTTTCAAAATAAAAACCACTCCACATTTTCCATGCTTCTCGCTTAAAAGGTATAACCTGAACCATCGGTTCTCCTTTTTTGATTAAAAATTGTTCATCTTTTTTATTTAAAATAAAAGGAAAATTAATGGTATTGATATATGTATCTGTATCAACAGCTCCTGCAATTATATCAAATCTTGGCTCTAATCTATTCATTGGCTTTAAAAATAAACAACTGTAGCCAGGTGATGTCTTAATTAACCATTTGTTAACAAATTTTCCTGCGTTCTCACCTGCTGTTTTCTTCCACTGTTCTGGTAGTTGTGCTTGATTGTGAAATCCAAAATCATTTTGTTCTCTGTTAGCTGGCGTTACAGAAAAATCATTTTCAACAGGATCTACTAAATAGTCTTGATCAAATGGTATAATATAACCCATAGTTAGTGAGTCTAAAAATGGCATACAAGTTTTTACGGTGGGAGCATGTAAATTATCATTTGTAAATCTTTTTAATTTTTTATATTCTTCAGGTATATACCTTGAAGCAGGCTTAGGATGAGGCCAAACATTAGCCATATCTTTATCAATTGCTATAAAACTAATTTTATTTTCTAACATGTTTTTTATTCTTTATTAGTTTTTGTAAAAGAGTTTGACCGTAAGGTAAAAGTGCTTTCACATGAGACACCAAGGAGGTTGTATAGGTATTGCTTGTAGACATACTTATTAATTCATCAGATGGATTAATTTTTTTTAATTTATATGTGTCGTTTATTTTATCACTGTAAAAAGCAATAATAGCTAAAGGGTCACCTCTTTTAATAATAACTTCTTCATGTTGATTTTTAATCTCAAAAGCACAATTAAGAGGTCTTACCCATTGACAAATATCAAATTTTCCTGTGATAAGTTTTAAATTAGAATGTGTATCTGGATGTTGTTGCATTTCAATAAATACTTTATCTTTACAGATAAATGACGTATCTGTATCTATTTGAAAAACAGGATTATTATCGTTTATTTTTTCATCTCCCCTAATACGTAATAAATTTAAATTAAAAGCGTTATGTGCTTTTTTATTAGTAAAGTCTATTTTAAATTCTTGTCCAACATTTAAAATTTTAAAAGATAGATCTAAATTTGATCTGTATGTAAATTTGTTAATTACAGACCATTTGTGAGCAAAACAGCCATTGTATCCTTTGTTGTTTTTAACTTTTTTTAAAGGAACAAGATCTTGCAATAAAACTTCAGGATATTTATTTGAATTTGTAAAATAAAAAACCTCTTTCATTATTCTTTTACTAAATTAAAGGACATAGATCTTCTAATCTCTCCTTTAATTTTTGTTTTAAAAGGATAAACGGTATGTGGTTGATTAGCTTGAAACAAGTAAAAATCACCTACTTCTGGAGTTTGCCAAATAACTTTTCTATCAAAACCTAGAAAAGCAAGTTGTCCATCATGAAACTTATGTTTATGTTTTACATCATTAATAAATTCTGGAACTTTTAAAAAAAGAACGCATGACCAACCATAATTTAAAGGTCCGTTGTGAACATGAACTGGATTATATTCACCTTCTACCATGTCGTTTATCCAACAACTTTTAATATAAGTTTTTATTGGAGGCTCATCTAAAATACCAAAATTGTTTAATGTCATCATATAATCATTTATAAAAAAATTTATTTTATTAAATATTTCTAATTTTGGTAAAAACTCTATTATACTTAATTCAGTTTCTAACCTGCCTGCTAAATGTTTACTTTGACTTAATAAACTTTTTTTATTTTTCTCATATTCTTTATTTAGCTCATCAATCATATCGATGGGCACTTCGTACTTTTTAATTATTGTACCGTCTACTATTGTTTTCATTCTATTTTCTGTCTCATGTTATAACACAAACTTTATGTCAAGAAAACAATTATAAAAAATACTGTTGCAGAACAAAAAAATATGTTTACATTAGGTTCTCACCAAAATTAACAATCACAGGAGATATTATGACTGAACAAGAATATTTAAAAGCTATTGCTGTCCTTGCTGGTAAGGTGAGCAATTATCATGAAAGATTACTAGCCGTTGAAAGAGACATGGAGCGTCATTTGAAAGAGTGTAATCATCACAGTCATGATTCAGATCCAACTTGTCCAATATGTGAAGGGCAAGGTTGTGAGTGTCAACAATCTTAAGACTTAGGAGTTTGTCCTAACATATCTCTTAAAGATGGAGCAAATACTTTAACATCTCGTCTAATTTTTTCAACAGTGGTAGAAGTGTTTGGGTCGTCAATGTCTGCTTGCATAGCTTCTTCTGACTCGTATTCTTGACCTGTTTCTGTATTAGTGAGCGTCGTTTCTGTTTTGACATTGTATCTTGGTATAACTCTACCATCTTCAAGAGTCATAGTACCTATTTGTTCTGCGTTTTTAACTATCGGCATTTTCTCTCCAATTTATATTAAAACTTAAAATAACTCTATCTTCATTAGAGGTATTTATTTTTACCTCATGTTGTAACCATGATGGAAAAAAAATCAATGAATTTTCTTTTGGTTCATAATCTACGCTGTGTGCTATGTGTATAGAGGCGTCTTTTTTCTTTGGCGGTGATAATACTTCAGCTTGCGGTCTAGGGTCTAGAAACACTAAATTTCCGCTTTTTTGTGGAACTTTTAGATAATATACTCCTGATAAATAATTGTAAGGATGTGTGTGAATATTATTCCTAGATCCTGGTGGATTTATCATGCCCCATAAACCTGTCATCTCAGGGACATATTTATCTTGTACATCTAAATGTCCAAAGCATTCTTTAGCTTTGTATAATATATCACCTACTGTGCTTTTAAATTCCTCGTCTTTATACAGCTCATCATTACTATGCCAGCCTCCAATATTAGATCTCGGCATGCCTTTTTCATCTTTGGCTTTTATTTCGTATAGTCGATCTATCAGATGACCATGACCTTTTATTTCTGTCATCATGACAGGTGTAATAAATAGTGATTGTAAATTCATAATATTCCTTTCTAAAGTTGACCTTTTGTAACCTCCATATCAGCTACAGTTATGTGAACTTGATTAGCTGCGTTAGCTTGTACTTTTAATACGTCAGATTCTTGTAAGACAATTGTGCCCCCAGTTATACCGTCATGTTGATTTAATAAATCCACTGTTGCTCCAGCAGCTATGCTTTTTTGATGAAATTGTTTAAATGTTGCGGAACTTCTAACTGTTTGCACATCTAAAAGTGTAGCGCTACCAGAATCATTACACACTATAAAAGATTTTATTATTATAGTAGTTGGTGGAACAGGTGGAGTCGCACCTGGATCAGCTGTAGGCACAGTTATCAAAGTTGTTAGGTCTGTCGTAGTGACATCCAACATAGGTCCTCTAAATGTATTAGCCAAGGAAAAATGTCTCCGATTCTGTTTCTTCTTTTAAATCTTGTTGAAAGTTTGTGTTAAGTAAAAAAACTATTTGTTCTAATAATCTTATCATTTGGTCAAACTGACTAGCATCATATTCTGGTGTCGCATTTGGTAATCTAGTTATATTTATTTTAGCCATTATCTTCTTCCGTCTGGTCTTATCTCTAATTTTTGTGAACCAAGTCTCCAAGGTGTATCATCTACTGTGTTAGTTGTATACCGTATTTTTACTGCTCTACCTCTACCTCTTACACTTATTTTCTCAGTGGTGCTAGTTATAGACCCACTCGTCTGCACGTTTGATGACGATTGAGGATATTGCTCTAATGTCAACCTTGCGGTCATGGTGTTTGAGAGATTATCAAAATCTGGAACTAATTTGCTTATAGACATTAATTGATCTCCGTCAGCTATCTCTACAGATCCAGTCTCTAAAAATGCAGTTATGGCTGTGCCATCTGCTTGATTATTACCAGTCTCATGCTCAAATATAGAAGATGCCCCAGCAGTCAAACCTAATATGCTGGTAGCGTTAGCAGTCGCAGATGCACTATATTCTGTAGCTATTGGTTTTTCATAAACATAAGCACCTAGCCAAGTAGTTCTAGCTAAATTTATTGTATACCAAGTACCCTCTAAATAATTATAAGCAACAGCCCTGTCTATTTGTGTAGCATTTGATGAAGGATAGTACCAAATTATTTCATTAAAAGCTGTATTTAGACCTACAGCAATATCATTTTTATTTGTGTAACTAATATCATCAAATACATAATCTTGCACAGTGCAAGGCATTTTTTTAACGACACCATCAAAAAGATAAAAGGCATTATCCGACATCCAATAAGCAACACCATTAACCTCTATAGCTGCATGCTGTGCTATTAAACCAGCGTTTGCACCAAGTTGTCTAAGACCAAACGTAAAAGGTGTACCGACAAATTGTATACCGTGTAATGAGGTGTCTGTCCAAACTAGTATTTGACCAGTTGATTTTATGGCACCCACTATTCTAGATCCATCTGTTATTCTTAAAGAACCAGCCTCGTTTGTAGCAACAGGGGTGTAGTCAGTTGCATCTTCTCTATCAGAAAACCTAAATAAAAGATCGTCTTGTGTAGCTGTATCACCAATCGTTGTTTCTGTGCCAAAAATAAGTAAGTGCCTTGTGTCTGTTGATACTAAACTAAATCTTGATGCCGTAGGTGCATTTGATAATGCAGTTGCTCTTGTTCCAAAACTAGATGAGGTGTCCCATATAAATGTACCACCATTTAAAACTGTTGCAATTAAGTCCTCACCAAAATTATCAAGTGACCAGTTTCTACCCTCTATAACAACATTAGATGAAGATCTTGGTTCATCCCAAGTGCTTGCTCCCCAAGTTTCCGTGCCCCAACCATAACCATACGTTGAAAATGTTGGTCCTGGATTTATTTGATATTTAGCAGTTACTGAGCCCCCACCAGCAGCCGTAGTGCCAGAGGCATTAGTGCCCGCATTTATTGTAAAAGTGTTGCCCGTAGGCACTGTAAGTATTTCAAATTCAGCGTTAAAATCTATACCATCAACCACGTTTGTGGCAGAGCCGTTGTCAAATGTTACAAAAGCACCGACTTCAGCGTTGTGGCCAGCGTCTGTTACAGTCACAGTTGCAGAACCACTTGATGTTGCAAACGGATTAGTTAAAGCTTGTGTTTCTCTAAGTGGTGTAATGTCATAAACCTTACCCTCGGAAAAAATGTATAGTTTTCTATCTGTGCCTAAAGCCAAATATCTTGTTCCGTCCAACCCTATCCACGAGTGTGTGTCTCTTACCACGCCAACTACAGTCACATTAGGATTTGGAAGATTGACCCAACCACCCCATCTTTCTGGTTTGCCATAGTGAAATCTTACAAAGTCAGAGTCCACATATTTACGTTTATCACCAGCAGAATAGGCAGTATCTTGCTTGTCTACGCCAGGTTGGAACTTTAAATCAACTAATTGCATGATTTAAGATTTTAACTTATTTTTCTGGTTGAAACCAGACAATTATTGAAAATCTAGGCAAATTGCCTTCAGCCGTATATAATAAAGGTGAGTGAAAACACTCAGCAGCGTTAAAAATCAACGCACGATTAGGAAAAAATCCAACAGCTGTATTTAACTCAAAAGCATCATCTTTAATTTTTTCATAAAATCCAGTGCCCGCATTTAGTTTTGAATCACCGTCCAAATAAATTATCAAATGTTTTTCTTTAGGATACATTAATTTATCGGTGTGAGGCGTTGCTTTTTTAGTATTTACACAAGTAAAAGCTGCAAGGTGCAAATTTTTAATTTTTGTTTTAAAATGTTTAATAATAGATTTTTCTAAATCTTTAATTAAATTGTCATCCTTATATATTGGGTTGGACAAAAAAACATGACTTTCATAATCAGCTGATCTTTGCACGATGTTTTGACTACTGTAATCTAAAGTAACGCTATATTGTTTAAGTTTTAAAAATAATTCTTCTGGTAAAAAGTTGTCTTGCACTTGTAATTCTAAATTCATTTTTTTGTTCCTTTAAATTGAGTTCCAACATTACCTCTAAATGCATAATTTCCGTAGTGTGTCATGCCACTCATTATGTCTGCGTATATTTTACCTCCCATGTTTTGCCATAAACGGCAGAAAGCATAATCTTCTGAAAGATATCTTTTTGTTTGTGGCTCTATCATAGTGTCAAAAAAAGTATAATTCCAATCAGATGTTTTGTGGTAATCAAATTCTTTGTCGTGGGATTGATTAATATGCTGATCAGGCACAAACTTTAGTTCTGGATATACCTCTGCCATTCTTACAAACACATCTCTTTTAATTAACATAAAACCAGTTGGACCATCCATAACCTCTATAAATCCTTTTTGCATTTCTATTCTATCAGGATTTTTTACATTTAAATTATATTGTAATGATGCTGCAAGTAACTCGTCCTCAGACATATTAGGGTTTTCTTTCAGTCTTTTTTTTACCTTTATCCAATCTATTGTTTTTCTAGGATAAATACCTGTTACAACATCTTTATCATACTCTAACATTCTAATGACAGCTTCTGGATTAAAAGCTAAATCAGAGTCAATAAATAAAAGATGAGTATAATCACCGTCCATAAACAATTGCACTATAGTATTTCTAGCTCTGGTTATTAATGATTCATTACCTATTGTCCCAAACTGTAATTCTATTTTTTTACTAGCAGCGAGAGCTACAAATTGCATGCAACTTTTGAAATAGTCTGCTGTAATCATGCCACCGTAACAAGGTGTTCCTATAAATAGTTTATGCATCTTCTTTGTAAAAAATATTGAGTGTATATCTTGATGAACTTTCACCAAAACTTTGTAAATCAGAATGTAATATTTTTGCGCCATTAAAAAACAAGGCTCTGTTTTCAATAAAACCAATGTGTGAAGATAGATTACCATTTGTTAAAAAACCAGTTCCGTTGTTAAATAAGGGCTCACCTTTAACAAACAATAAAAAATTAGCTACATTACCCTCGGAGTTGTCTGTATGAAATAAAGGTTCTTTTGAATTATTTCTCATGTGAGCGCTAACATTCATAGGCACTAGATTTCTGTGTGGAAAAAAATATTCTTTTATTAATTTTAACAATGGATCATTGTAAAAACTTTTTGGAAAAGAGTGTCTATTTCCATAATACAATCCTGTAGGAGTTTTTACAGGGGTGTAATCTAAATTTACAAAGTTTTCTTGTAATGATTCTAGAGTTTCTTTTGATAAAAAATTATCAACATACATCACAAATTCTGTGTTTTTATCGTGTTTCATTATTTACCTACCTTAAAATTAAAAGCTAATGAAAATCTTTCTTGTTTGGACTCTAATACTCTATGAAAGGTACTTGAATCAAAAAGAAGAAGATCACATTTTTTTGGCTCAACTTGTGTTCTTAAATCATCTGGAAATATAGCAAACTCTATAGCTGAATTGTCATCTGTTAGATACAGCACGCCAGAGCCATCATCTTCCGTGTGTCTATGAAATTCTTGATAACCGTTTTTGTCTAAAATATTTAACCATGAATCATGAATCATAAAAGGTGTTTCATTATTAAATGTTTGCATTAACAAATTTTTTATCGCATTTTCTATATGTTCTCTTACATACTTAAATTCTGTTAAATGATACAATATATTTTTACATAAATTTTTTGAAGTAAGTATATTACAATTCCAAGTTCGTGATTTAAAATTTTCTTTGTTATCTTTGGTGTAATTTAAAATAGTATCTACAACATGTTCATTTATTTTTGTTTTAAAAAAACTTGTTTTTTTTAAAATAACTTCTTCTATCTTATCTTGTTGCATATTCTACCTTCAAATATTCTATCTTTCTAACCCAACCTCTAGGTATAGCTATTGCACCGCCACCATGATTATCATCCTTATCTATACACCAAGATCTCATAATTACAATTTTATCATCATTGTTTACAACCATGTAGCCAACTTCTTGACACACTGCCAAAGGCGCCTCAACAATTTCTTTTATTGGTAGCCAACCTGTTTCTGTGTCCCTAGCGTCAAGCCAAGTGATTCGAACCATCGGTGCTTTATTTATGTTCATCCGTGGTTAAAGTTGCATCTTTCGGAACTAAACGTAAGTTAAAAGAAACAGATCTTCTTTCTTCATTTGGTGTTCTAAAAGGATAAACCATATGTGTAAGCCAAGATGGAAATAAAAATATATCACCGACCTCTGGTTGATGTTGTAATTTGTGTCCACTAAAAGTTTTTGGATCACCGCACATAAAAAGTATATCACCAACACTTGGATAGTGATCCTCTGCTTTTCTTTCTTTATCAATGCTTTTCGGCATCTTTGTATAAAAAACGCCAGATAAATCACCATCGTGCATGTGTGCAGGATTAAAATCTCCAGCCCATTGGCTCACGGCCCACATGGATTCAATAACCATTTTATCTATCTTTTCTGGTGCTAGTGTTTCATTAGCTGGTGGTATGGATAAATAAGATTTTACCATCTCACCTATTAAAAAAACTAATTGTTGACCGTCACCATCTATCCACTCAGGCGGCAAACGAACTTCTTGTTTAACATTACCAGCTAGGTTTGGAGACCAATCCCATTGTTTAGCTAATTTAGGATCACCAAGTATCTCATCACATTTTTTGTTTACTATTTCTAATATGAAATCAGGTACTTTACCCTTTACTACAGTAGGACCAAATGGTCTAATAGCATCAAATTTGAGTTTTATTTCTTTCTGCATTCGGATCTCCTCCATTTATCTATTGTCATATAGCAATAATTTGCCTATAAATATAGAAATAAATTGGTAATTTCTTCAAGTCCATCCAAGCTTGCTTTCCAACAAACATAAAGTTGCTAACTAAAAGGATTATGCATGATTGATGAACAATTTTTACAGACTATTCCTCAATACGGTATTGGTGGTTTTGTCGGTAAAGTATTTAAAAAAGTAAAAGATACTGTAAAAAAAGTAGCTCCCATCGTAGGTGGTGGTATCGGCTTTTTAATTGGTGGATCCGCAGGCGCTGGTATTGGCGCTGGTATCGGTGGATTAATTGCAGGACAAAAGCCAGGAGAGGCTTTGGGAACTGCAGCACTTGGTTATGGTATTGGTTCATTGGCGGGTAGTTTTGCTCCTATCGGTCGTTATGCAGGAAGAGGTATACCAGGAACAGATATTGGTGGTTTGTTAGGCTCGGCACAAGATAGAGCACTAACAACTGCTACCAAAGACCCAGCAAACATTTTACAAAGATTAATTGGTGGCGGTGGAGACGTGACAACAAAACTTTCAAATTCAGAACAAAAAATAATTAACTATCAAAACGCAATAGACGCTGGAGAGTTAGATTCAAAATTAGGAAATCAATTAATAGACATAGAAAAATTAAAAATTTTTACAGGACAGGATAAAAAACCAATACTTGGAGGTAATTTAGGTAATGTATTGACAGCAGGAGCCGCTATATCACCTATTGCAACTTACTTGGCTGCACAAGCTGAACAAGAGGGATTTGTTCCAGAAGATCCTAATGCATTAAATCCATTTTACTATATGAACCCAGAAGAGTTTCAAGTGGCTGGTATTGGTACTAAACCAATTTATTTTGATACATTACAAGATGATTTTGGTGTTCCTCGAGAAGATTTACCTACAGATTTTATTAGACCAACAACAGCAGCTGAAGGTGGTATCATGAGATTAGCAAACGGTGGCACTCAAGAGTTTCCAAGAAAAACAGGTGAGATTAATGGACCAGGCACAGGTACATCTGATGATATACCAGCTATGTTAAGTGATGGTGAATTTGTATTTACTGCTAAAGCTGTTCGTAATGCTGGCGGCGGTAGTAGAAGAGAGGGTGCTAAGAGAATGTATCAAATGATGAAAAATTTAGAAAAAGGTGGTACACTGTCTGAACAATCAAGAGGAGTAGCATAATGGTAACGCAAACACAAATAACGAGAGAGGCACCTGATCTTGAGGCTCGTCGTTTAGGTTTAATCGACAGTGCAAAAGCACTTACAGAAAAACCAATAACGTTACCAGATTATACTCTTGCAGGGTTCCAGGCCCCTGAAACAAGGGCATTTAACTTAGCTGGTCTTGGTATTGGTGCGTATGAGCCATTATTAAATCAAGCACAACAAGCTATTTTAGCAGGACAAGGCACCACTGCAGGAACAATACCTTTATTAACTGCTTTGGCACAAACTCCAACATCTGCAAGTTTTGCGCCTTTTCAAAGTAATTTTCAACAAGCTGTTATAGATCAAACTTTAAAACAATTAGACGAGCAAGCTGCTCAATCACAAACACAATTAGGAGACTTAGCTCAATCAAGAGGTGCTTTTGGTGGATCAAGACAGGCTGTTCAAGAAGCATTACTTGGAGAGGGTTTACAAGATGCTAAAGCAAGAGCTATAGCAGGATTAAATCAACAAGCTTTTGAGAACGCTCAACAAGCTTTTGCAAGAAATCAAGAATTACAGAGATTGGCGGCATTAGGTATTGGTGGATTAGGCGCACAACAAGCAGGTTTTGCAGCACCTTTATCTGGATTGGCGGCTCAACAACAATCACAAAGAGGACAAGATATAAGTCAATTGCTCGGTATTGGCGGTTTACAAAGACAGCAAGCTCAAGCAGGATTAGACATCGGTAGACAAAATGTTTTACAAAATATTTATGAACCTTTTCAAAGATTAGGTTTCTATGGTGATGTATTAGCAGGAGCACCAACAACCCAACAAACATTAGTCCCTGCAACAAGTCCAGGAGTTTCACCTTTACAACAGGCCATTGGTGTTGGTATAGGTGCTTTATCTGGTATTGCAGGTCTTAGAAGGTCAGGAGTAGTATAATGAGTGTTTTAAATAGAGCGATGTTTAACCAAACAGTAAATAGACAAATTGGATCACCTATTACTGGAGAGAATTCACCTTCTTTTTTTGAAAATCTTGCTAACTTACTTAGAGGAAGTAAAAATGCACCAACTGCCTCTGAGAGTGATGGCTCAACCGTGTATAATTTTGGAGAGTATGGTGGCACTTATGATTTGAAAGAACAAGGTTTTCAAAGAATACTCCGTAATTATTTACCAGAGGGTGCTGAATTGTTTGTGGGTGACCCTAGAGAATTCTTATTATCTCCAGAAGGTCAGCAAGCAATAGAATTATTTAGAGCTGATATATTAAAAACACAAGAAGCTAACAGAGCCATGGGATCACCTATAACAGGTGAGGGTATAAATGGTTTAAAAAAATTAGATGATATGAGGTTTAGACAAATGGGATCTCCTATGCAAGGTGAGATAGCTCAGCAAGCACAAATGATGCCACAACAAAATCCAGAAAATGTTGGAATAATGCAAGGTTTTGAAGATGATGCTAAAACCATTGTTGATGCAGGATCAGAAAAAAAAGAAGAGTTTGATAGAGCTGAAGATTATGAACAATTAATGAATACTATAAGAGGAGATAACAAATCTGAAGATCAAAGAAGAGATGAGCTAGCAGAAATTGTTGGTGAAAAAGATGCTAATGATACACCAGATAGTGTTTTAACATTAGTTCAACCAGTTATTCAAATGTTAGATACTCCAGAGGTAAGACAAGAAGGCATTGGTGCCACTCCACAAGCATTTGCAATGGGTGGTCCTGTCTACCGAAATCAAGGAACAAACAAACCCGAGGGAGAAACATCAACTAATAATGATGCATTAAATGATTTATTCTTGCAGGTATTATTAAATCAAAATCAAGGTGCAAACATACCATCTCTAGCTACAGGTTTTCAAAAAAACTTACCAGTTATGCAAGCTATTTTAGGAAGAGACCCAGATAGAACAGCTGCTGATACGTTTTTTAACATCTCAAGAAGTGGTTTTGGTTTAGCGGCTGGCATGACCCCACAAGAGGCACTTTTATTAGGATTAGAGGGACAACAAAAAATTGGAGCAAAAGAAGAGGCAAGAGATTTAGCTATTAAACAAGCAGCACTTGGTGAGGCTTCTAAAGATAAAGCTTTTGCTCAACAACTTGACTTAGCAATAAAAAAAGAACAAGCAAAAAGAAAAGATACTAAAGGCACCACCTTTGTTGTAGGATCTGGTGTTGAGGTACCACCTGCTATATCATCACTATTAAGTCAAAATCAAATAGGTGCTTATCCAGATGGCACAAATATATTTGTTGATAAAGATAATAAATTATCGATAAATATACCAACGCAAGCAGATCAAGAGGCTTATTACAACACTGATACTAATAAAGTAGTCTTTTTAACTGATAAAGAATTTAATGATCTTAGTAATACAGAAAAAGAGAATTACACAACTGTTGGAGCTGGATCAACCTTTACAAAATTAGCAAAATTAAAAGACGATGGTTCAGTTGATTTAACTACAGTTCTAGATATTAGAAATTCTAATCAGGCAGAAATACAAAGATTGTTAGAGGAAGAAGATTATACAATTATATCTAATTCTTTTGAGGTAAATCCAGATAGATCAGGAGTGGACATTTTCAGGGCTAAAGGAGGACCTGTATTTAGACAGTCAGGCTCTAATGAAGATGGAGAAACTGCACAACCTAATTATGAAGAAATACTAAAAGCTGCAGAAGATGCCTTAGCTGAGGGCCAATTGTTCCCTGCACAATCAGAGTCTGATAGATCATTTTTTAATTCTTTATATTCCTCAACATTTGATTCCCTAAAAGATTTATTAGAGTTAAAACAGCTCATAGCTGCTGATCCATCTTTAGTTGGTTACACAGGTTTAGCTCAAGAAAGTTTAACAAAACTAGCAACACTGGCTAATGACATAGATAATATATTTGGTGATAAATTTTTCCCAGATGACGCACAGGGTGTTCCAAAGGGTATTGGTATGTTTACAAAACCACAAATTAGAGAGCTAAAATCAAAAGTTGCAGAGTTATCTGATGCAGTTGCAGACATTATGTCTTTAAGAGGTAAACGTGGCACACCTGAAGGTGTTAGAAAAAGAGCAGAGGAAAGAACAGATATAACAGGTTTGTATGGATCTGATTTTGCTTTTGGAAAAATTGATGCTTTAACAGATTATTTGACTGATAGAATTAAAGTATTTGCAGTGCTTTCGGGTAATTTTTCAGATGAAACAGCTTTTGCAGATTTTGGTAAATCAATAGACATACTAAACAATTCTATAAAAGATCTTAATCCAAACACATTTAAAGACAAAAAAAGTAAATATACAATAGATGAACTAGAAGCAATATTAGGTGAATAATGGGCGAGATTTTTATAGAAGGTCTACCATTTACAATACAAATAGAGGGAGACGCACCAAATAAAGACGAAGCTCAAAGAATTTTAAAATTAGTTGAGCAATTAGATACTGTAAAAGACACAGGTGAATCAGCTTTACGTGAATTAGAAGATCAGTATGGTTTTAATATACCTTTGCTTGACGAAGCAATGATTTCTGAAGAAAAAAAGAATGCAATAAATTTATTAGACGATTTTGGATTTGTAGACAAAAAAGAACTTTCTCCCTTAGAACGACTGGGTATTGATAGAACAACTTCTGGAATTATAGGGTCTATGGCTTTATCTGCAGGTGGTTTTAAAGACATGTTTAATTTAAAAGAGGAGGCAAATTTAGCAAAACTTTACAGAAGAGCTAGTTTAATAGACCCAAGAAAATTAGCTATAGCTGGAGGTAAAACTTATTTTGGTGGTGTTTTTGGAGACATTGCTGGTAGAACCGCTTTTGATATTGCTAATTTTATCTTAACTGGTGATCCAGACATGCTTCAATTCTTAAATACTATTGATGCAGATGCAAAAGAAGCAATGTTTTATGAAGCACTTGGATTAGGTATTCCAGAAATTGTAGCAGGTGGCTTTAGACTACTCACAAATTTAAAAGATCCTTCTGTAAAAGCGGCTTACGAAGCAGCTGAAAGATTAGGTATACAACTTAATTTTGGTCAAATAGCAAAATATGCTGGCGGGGCCAGAGCCCTATCACCTTTGCCATTTATTGGAACAACAGTGCGAAAAACAATTGCCACACAAAAACAAATATTAAATGACAAATTTCAAAAATTAAAAGAAAGTTTTGCTCCTGTCTCTTTGTTTTCTACTTCTGGGATAGATATTTTTAAATCAGTAAATAAACGTTTTGATATTATGAGTAGAAACATGTCCAGACTTTGGGACAGAGCTTACAAATCTCATGCGATGTTGCCAAACAGAAATGTTTTTAGAACAAATGATGTGCAGTCTTTTTTTACAAAATTTATTAATGGAGATATTTTAAGGCAATTTAAAAATATACCTACAAATGATCAAGGCATAATCAACTCATATGAATCACTAGTAAAAAGTGGTTTTTTTGAAAACCAAGGTCTGTCTAGAGCAATGGGGCCAGGCATGAAAGATTTTATCGAAACATTAAGAAGATATCAAATCACAATGCAAAAACAAGGTAACAAAGTAAGCTATGATACGATTAGAAATTTTAATGATGATATAAGCGGGTTGTTTAGAGATTTAGTTGAGGGTCAAGGCACATTTAGAAACGAATTTGCCAAGGTTTTAAGTCAATTTAGAGTAGCTAATGATGAACTACTTTTAAACTTAGATAAAAATTTAATTAAAGATTTAATACCCGAAGATATGTTAGCTGGTATTTTGCAAAATCATAAAAATGCAAACGACTTTACGAGAGCATTTAAACAATTGTATGAGAGTCCAGCTGGAAATATATTTGGAACTTATGTCAAAAATATTTTTAAACCTGGTTTTATTCAAGATAAAAAAGCTAGAGATCAAATACTTTCATCTTTGATGAGAGTAAAATCACCATCTGTCTTAAGAGATTTAGAAAAGATAATGGGAAAAGACTCTTTCAAAATATTTGCTAATGAGTATTTATCTAATGCAATTGCAAGGGCTGCCACTGACACATCAACAAATACAGCGCAGTTTGCAAAGGGGTTAGACTTTGAACCTGCAGTGCTAGCTAAAGAACTAGGATTTGATATTAGAGGCAAAGATGAATTTGTTGATGCATTTTTTAAATCGTTGGGGATTAACAAACAGCAAGTAAAAGATATTATTACTAGTGGTGCCTTTATAGAATCGATAAAGATTGGAAACCCTTCAGCATTTTTACAGAGAAGATTTCAATTAACTGGAGCACAAAATATTCTTGGTAGTTTTTTAGGAGGTGCTGGAGCCAGTTACATGGGCACACAAACTTTTAGTGAAGATGATGGTATTTTTACAAAAGGGTTTAAGGGCTTACTAACTTTAATGGCCTTAAGATATGGGGTAGGAAAAGTTTTTGCAAATCCAAAATTAGCTAAAAATGTCGTACAAATTTATGAACCAGGCAGACAATTAAAATTTAGCACAAAAATAGATCTTGTAAGAGAAATTTTTAACTTACATCATGATGAAGCACCTGAAGAGATTGGAACAACTTTATCTATGTTTCAAAAAGTGCAAGAAGACTTATCTGGTGTTTTAGATGAGGTAGAGCTAGATGCAATTAATGATTTAATTTTAGAGTTACAAGATAAAAAAAATAAATTTGAGGTAACTAATGAATTAGATCTTGAAACAGAGGAGTTAGAAAGTTTAAGAGAAGATGAAGGAGAAGAATTAGAAATAAATGTTCCTATAAAAGTAGAAGAAAAACCAGAACCAGATGATGTAAGTTTTAATATTCCTAGTCCTAATATTAATATGAATATGGCCAATGTTGTGCCACCTATCACAAGTGCTCAACTTGACCCAGCATTAGTTCAAAGACTATCAAGTGTTGGATTACCTTTATTTGCTAACGAAGGTGG